GCCGCAATGGATATCTGCTGCCATTCCGTACATATGGTACGAATTCGGGTTAGCCTTAGGATCGTTAGCGCAAACTTGCTTGTTGAATGTCGGGCACCGGTATGCAATCGGAATCTCTATCCTGCCTATCCTGTTACGCATCTTTTGTAGAACTTCAACAAGCCGCATATCCAATGCAATCCTGCCACAATGTTTGCAAGCGAATTCTGACAGTTTAAAATTCTTTGATAGCTGAATGTTATTCTCTACTATGTAGCTCACGCCTGTTCACCTTCTGACTTTTTCTGCAATACATCAATAGCTTTTTTAATAATCTTAGGTATCGGTATTCCCATCAATCCGGCATTTTCAATAATTGATAAGGTCTCGTTCGTGACATAGGCAATAACAACACCATCTTTCAAGATATCTGTGCCAACAATCATATCCAGTCTGACAGCCACTAACACAATAAGCAATGTCATACCTTTTCTGCATAGACCTTTCCATCCAGCCCGACTTTCAAGAGCGCCGTTTTCTGACTTGCCGGATTTATTGAACACGCCAGCAACAATCAAACCTGTGAGATAGTCGATCCCCATAAAAATAACTAATGTGGTCAAAGCGGCATCCCATCCTCCGTACAGATTTGATATAAATGCACCAACTGCACCAACAAATCCGAGTATTGCAACCTTTGTTGAGTTGATATTTTCCATAAAATGATTCCCCTCTTTCATTGGTATTTTCAACTATAGGTTACTTTGTTTATTGGTTAGTAAAGGTCAAATAATATTAAATTACATGTTTCAAGTGGCTCATTTTTATTGTCTGGGTATCCATCTCGGCGTAAATTTGCGTGGTTGTCGGCGAATCGTGCCCGAGATAATGTTGTACCTCTGCCAATGATGCACCATTTTGCAACATAGTTGATGCAGTGGTATGCCTCAGGAGATGAGGATACACCGCCTTGCTTATTCCAGCCAGTTCCCCCAGGCTCGTAAATGTCCGTTCTATTGCTCTCCGACCAAGTCTTTCATGTGGTTTTCTACTCCCAACGAATAGAGCTGTATTATTATCACTCCTGGAAGTAAGATATTTTGTAAGGTGCAAGATTGCTCTAGCGTTTAGATAAACAGGTCGCTCCTTGTCGCCTTTCCCGATGACCATTGCCTTTCCACTGTTCCAATCCACATCCGCAATGTTTAACTTTTGTACTTCATCCAACCTGCAGCCGGTGGAGTAAAAAAATTCAACCAACGCCTTTTCCCGCAGCGATCGGCAAGCATCCCGGAGCATTTCTAATTCTTCACGGGTTAAAGCTTTCCGGACCCGCTTTTCAACCTTGATGTTTTTTATTTTTCTCATCGGGGACTTGGTTATATACTCTTCATTTTCAAGCCATCCAAAAAAGCTTTTTAAGCAACTAATGATTGTCGCCAGGGTACTGTTTTTGACTCCACTCTTAGAGTACAATGCCAAATACCGCCGGATATCCATGCTATCAATTTGCTCAACGTCCTTGTGGACTACACCGCAAAATTTTTGAAGTATCCGGGCGTAATTTTCGATAGTGATTTTTGAGCAGCCATCAAGTTTTTTTGCAGCTAAAAATAGCATCACTCTACCCGGCATGTCATTAATTACCGACAGCGCAGTACAGGTCGGGGAAATAGTACAGTTATACAATTCCTCTTCTAAAATGTTCCGGAGTTCTTGGATGTTTTCTTGGTTCAGAAATGCCGACGCCTTATCCAGCACCTTAATGATAATTTCTTCTTTCATTTAAAAACCTCCTATTGAATTGCATAGGAGGTATAATGTATAATAGAATATAGAAGCACAGTTACCCTCCTATGTAGGGGTCTGTGTGAGGGAGTTTCTCGGCGGCAACCGAGGCTCCCTTTGTTATATGCAAATATTTATAACAAAGACCTTGTCTTTATTATATCAAACAATAGTTCTACATACAAGCATGAAAAGCAAATTGTTTGTTACGCCCTTTAATCCTATTGCGTCATAACAAACCATGTTCTCTTACCAATATTTCAAGCAATTTATCTTTTTCTTTGGTCGATAATGTTTTAAACTCTTTACCTTTTAGTTGTTCTTTTTCAACGTTCTTTTGCTTCTGCTTTTGTTTTTCTGCTTCTATATCTACTTTATTCTGCCATTTTATCTTAGCCATCTTCGAACACCGCCTTTTCATCTTCACCATAGAAGCGTATTACCGTTATATTTACTGTATCACCTGTTTTTTCAACGCTTACGATAGGGTTGATAGGTAATACTTCGACCTCAATTTCTTCTGCTTTACCTTCTGGTAAGCCTGTAAAATCAAAGGTTTCGGTCTGTTCGCCTATGGTTACTGTCAATATATCATCTTCGCTCATGTATTCAGCTCTTAAATCTAATCGTTGTGGAGTGTAAATTAGGTTAATCATTATTTCCACCTCCCAATTGCCAAAAGCAGTACCGGTACAGCATTTGTTTTGCTAGTGAATGCTGAAGGTCTAAAAGACGCAGTTGTTGATGTTATATCGTTTATCCATATAAAATCGCAAAGGTAGACCCTTTGAGTTAAAGATACTGAAGGCACACTTGTAAATGCAGCGGCGAAAACCCAATTATAATTTAATGTTGCAGTATATGCTGTGCCCAAGGCTTGCGTCATAACTACATCTTGGTATGTAGCCCTGTGATAACACACCATTGTACCATCATCAAATTTTATATAGCTTCCGTTAGTATTACTTCCACTTTCTCTTATATGTTTAGACGCACTTTCTGCCTTGTGCGCATTAAACTGATTTGTCAGATCAACCACATCGATGGCCTCAAGGTCTGCCACTAGTTGTTGTAAAATCCCGTACTCACTTGTGCTCTGCACTGACCAAGGCGTAACAGGGTCTTGTATTACTTCAAACCTGAACCCGCCCACAGTTAGACGTGCTCCATCTGCTCCTAATAACTGCACCTGTGCAACAACTTTGCCTGTGCAAGCTATTTCGTTTGTGCCCATCTTGTAATACAGGTCATTTTCTCGCACTGTCATGTTGCCTTGTACTGTTCGATAGTCGGGCTTTGTAAATAATATCTGAGCAGTAGAAATGCCTGAATAATCAATTTCAGTGCCGTCATTGTTAAATACCCTAACGACTATTTCATTTGTGTCTTTGTCATTTTGCGTTACTTTCATAGACGCATTAATTATGTCTGGGTGCTTGGTAAGATTTATGTTGTTATTGTATGTTTCCACGGTTATACCACTCCCTTACTTTGGTTTTGCGTTTTCGGCAACTTTTTCTTTTTGGCTTGATTCTGCCGCCGTCGCAGCTTCATGTATTGCCAGCATTATCTCGTTAAATGCGGACACCTCCACACCTTTAAGGTCAACCCTCTTTAAAAAAGTCACAAGGTTGCTTACTGCTTTTTCGCTAAGCTTAATATCCAATCGAATCCACTCCCCTCACACTAATAATTGCACAGGGCGGTTGTGGTAAAGGTCAAAATGATTTATGTGCTCATAGTTACAAGAAAATTTGCGCATTAAGGGATATTGTGGTACATTATAGGTGAAACTAATTATGTCACTCGGCGTTGTCATAACTTAATATAATCATATCGAACGGAGGTTTTTATCGTGAAGAAAGGAATCGTAACAGGCTTAATAATTGGCATTTTAATTACATCAAGTGTTGCATTCGGAGCCGACGCCATTAGAAATTCATACTTCAACCCAGACTTGAAACTTGCGATAAACGGTAAACCTGTACAGGATTTAAGAATCGTTACCGTTGAGCTTGAGGGTGAACAGTACGGCAGGAATTATTACTCCATTGCGGATTTAGTAAAAGCATTAAATGACTTTGGTGGGGTTGTCGCCAAAGTGGATTTTGACGCAGGCACCAAAACAACTGTAATTGATATTGAACAAAAAACGGTGTATATCACGCCGATACCGAAAAATAGCCTGCAAAGGGAAGGAGATGTAACCATGAATGAAGTTCCGTTAAATAAATACGGTCATCCGGATTTTAGCAATGTTGTACCGAACGAAAGACCCAAGATTGAAACTGATGGCACTTATTATTATTTTACTTACAATGACACAAAATATATACTTGTTTCCGGTGGATCTAATGAGCCACAACTTAAACTCCCAGAACCTTATCGTTTCGAAATTCCTATCATAGACGGAAAGATTCACTTTGGTATTCAGTTAATTAAATCTGATGAAACCGGCAGGGAAGTAATAATTGACGATATACCATATGCTTGGTATTACAGGGCTTCAAGTTACTGTATTCCCTATGATTACTATGTTAATACTATAATTCCGATAGTCAACAAAGGGGCTGAATAAGCCCCTTATTTATTATGTTGCATGCCATTGATTGAGGTGGCTTGTCATGGCAGTGTTTATTGCACTATTTAGTTCACTAAACCCTACATAAGCATGACTATGACTACTAGAAGCATATTCTGAATGACTATGATCTTTTACAGCATAACCACTCGATACCCATGTTTTTGTTGCGTATGTGGAATCTAAACCTGTAACTGTTGCGCTTGAAAAATCAACATTTCCTGTAAAAAAAGTTCTATATGAGCCTATACCTGCATGTATTTCTAAGTCACCACCACACGCAAATACCCCACGCCCTTGTCCGTTCCAATTCATAGCCATTACAGAAACACCATTATGGTTAATTCCCAATGCTCCTTCCGAATAAGTTCCGGCTTTGGCATAAAACCCATTTTTATAAGAGCCGTCATAAGATGTTATTCCTGACGTATCAACAACAATCCTTTTGTATGAAGTGTCTGCTGTTTGAACTATGCCGCCTGTTATTGAGCCGCCTATTATTGTAGGACTTTGCACAGTTGTAGAATCAATGTATGTTGACTTTATATAACTTGGCACTGTAGGAATATATGTATTATCCGGCAATGCCCCAACATCAGAAGCAGTGGAGGGAATAAAGGGTTTGTTTGACAAATCATCAAAACTGATGCTGCCGTATTCGCCGCCAATCAATATTTTGTTGGCTGTTACAGTCCCCGTATATATTCCGTTCGCATCTATATGAGTAGCGTAACCGCTTGCAGTCCACGCCGCAAGTGAATATGTATCTGCATCTGTCACCTGCCCCCATGATATAGCCGCATAAGGTCCCATCGCAACATTCCCGCCAACAATCAAATCCTCTATTAATGCAACGCTTATTTTCGCTTCTCCCGCCACAATCTGATCTGTAACTATATTTCCTGCATAAACCCAATCAGCAACAACGCTTTGAGCCTCTACAACATTATCCCTGTCGAGATTGCCTAAAAGAAAAGCAAGTTCTTTACGCAGCTTATAATAGGCGTCAGTTAGATATTGTATATTCTGCTGGTCGCTTGCTGCATCATTCCTTATGTTTGGTAGGTTTACTAATGGCATAAAAAATCACCTCTCATGTATACCGTAAAGCATACAAAGAGGCGATAAGGTCAAAATTGTATGAGTGAGTGTCTAACCAAATCTTATTATCCCTCCCGGGTATTTACTCCAATACTCTCGCAAAGTCTGAGTCTGCTGCAAAGACAGTTTAAAATAATCCTTTCGTAACCATCGGCGCAATTCCCGTAAGCTGTGTATTGTCTTTCGCGGATAGTGCTTTACCCTGAAAACATCGTGGTAATCGTTTATTGTTTCATAGAAACTTCCATCGTGTTTAATTATGATGCCGCAATCTTCTGTTTTCTCGTGCTCAATCTTTTCTGTTCTGGTTATTGACTTGAAAAAAAATGTGTGACAACCCATCTTTTTAGCCTCCGTTTCCTTTATCGTTCCTCCACTTCAAGTGGAGGTATGTTATTTACAAGTTCTAAGGTAGAAAGCCACGATGCCTTTAGGCTCGTGGATGAATACCGTCACCCTTGATTTTGTATATATTTTTCAATAGTTTCTTTTGATACCTGACCTATACTACAAGCAAAATAACCATCTCCCCAAAACGTATTTTCTTTCCAAAAATCTCTCTTTAAATAATTAGCATTGTTGTTTTGTCTCCATATCCTGTATGTTGATATTTGTTTAAACAACCTAACTATTTCTAAGACTGATCTTGTTGGCTGATATTGTACCAATATGTGAATATGATCTTTATCTGTTTCCATTTCTATAATATTTAAGTCATTTTCTTGTGCAATATTATACATTATTTTCTTAATCTCATAACCATATTTTATCAATAGCTTTTTTCGATACTTACATGAAAATATTAAATGCACTATTAATAAATGCTTGCTATGATTCTGGCTTACATACCCCATACTATACCTTTATTAAATTTATAAGGTGTCAACAAATCTACTCTTGGTACTTTTTTAATTTCGTTTAACCTTATATACGCTCCATTGTTTTGAGTTCCCCTAACACTATATGTCTGTCCATTATATTTGACTAAATCATTTGGCTGGTAAAAATGTCGCTTAGTTCTTATTCTTCTTTGTCCTTTTGATAATTTTTGTCCTCTATATTGATGTAAGTTTTCAGAGTTAAGATTTTTATTTCTTGTTCTTCTGCCGTTATTTAATTCTGACCCACTAACTTTTTCACCTGTTCTTGTATCAATATATTTTGCATCGTAAAACATTTCCAAATTTCTATTGTTTCTTCTTGATTGTTTAACTTTAAATATTTCTATACTTCTTTTCTGATTAATTCCTTTTGCAATACAAAAAGCGTCATTATAATGTGTTTTTTCAATTTTGTTGTTAATTCTGTGGCTTTTAGTTATATATCCATAAGTTACATGGATATTACTATACCTCTCTTTTAAAAGGTTGACTAAATACCATCTAATCATACTCATAAAAGTAGCATCTTTAAACCCTCTAACTTTCTTGCCTTGTTGACACCAATCCCATAAAAAATATCCTTCTTTATGGTTTTGTGAAGTGTGACATTTAGTACAAAGCGTTATTAAATTATTGGGATTATCAGTGCCACCTAAATGTTTATATTTTATATGATGTGTTTCTAATATTTGTTCTTTATCCCTGTTCTTACAGTTGGGGTTTTGACATTTATGGCTATCCCTATGGATGATATATTCTCTCAAATTCCAAAACCCCATTTGTTCCCCTTGTTGATATTCTTCACCCTGTATATCAGGATTTTTAATTTTTTGTATATCAAAATTAGCCACCTCTACAACGCATCTAGTTATCGGCAAGATAGAATATAAATAATCTATAAATTTTATATGGCTATCTAATTTATACTGTAGGCTTGGAGCTAACCACCCTTTAGGTTTTGATTTAGTTCGATTATCAAATCTTGCTTTCCTATATCTTAATTTGCTTCTTCTAATTTTTCTATATCTAGCCCTTTCTAATAGTCTTTCTTTCATTCCTTGTAATAGCTTTAATTCACCAGAAATTAATTCACTATTATTTGCAATAGCACTGAAACCTACATTACTATAACCACTATCAATTCCTAAAGTTATAGGTTGAGTATATTCTGTTTTTGTTTTATAAGTCAATTGAATAGTAAAAGGCGTTAATTCTCTAACTTTAGCTTTCTTTTGTTTTAATAATCTTCTTGCTTTTGCATTTGATGTAGGCATTAAAGGCTTCCCATCAATACTTAATACATAAACCATAATAAAACATCCTTTCAGATAATTTAAACTCGCATTTCTGCGGTAAGTTCTCTTCGCCAATGATTAATAAGGTTTTATATCTTTAATACACTTTTCCTGCCATCAGAAATGTTTAATATTAAAGCGTAGTGTTCAAGACTAGAGAAGTATCTTGAAGTACCTATATATTCTTATTAATCGTAGTCAGTTAAGACTTAGGCTAATCAACCGACTTGTATTTCTACAAGCCACTACCCTTTAGGGTAGTTGGCAGTTGACTCCTTGCATATTTCTTTTTCTGTCGGTTATATGCATCTACTGCTTTTTGAGCTATCATATTGGCTTTCACGGTATCGCTTGCCCTCTTATACGTGCTGTTTTTCATAAGGTTTTGAATACCATTATAATATGCTTTACCCATGCTACGCTTGAACTCTGTATATTCCTTGGGAGTTAGCTTGTACTCAACCTTGTCAACAGAAAACTTTCCATTGTCAACGCCGCTCGGTAAAAAGTTTCTTGTATCTTTTCCCGCCGTCTTGTATACTCGTATAACTTCCAGATACACCGGGTCGTCTGACTTCTTGGCAAATAATCCGGGGCTTAAAAACTGTTCTATTACATTGCCCTGTTTAACTTCATTGCCAAACACATCTATTTCCGGTTCAAGTAAAAGCGATACCCCGGGTATCTTTGCAGCATTTTGACGGATAAACTTTTCAATACCCAACGAGCCATCTCCGTATGACGCTCTTTTTGTGCTGTCGATAGACCTCGCAATTGCGCCCAGTGATGAGGGTATGTTTTGCTCAACAAGAAAATCACCTGGTATACTCATAAGCGCTTCTGATGTACTCGAATAGTACCCACCTAAGAAAGATTTTATGTTTTGCAAGACGGATTGATTAAGTATGCTATCTCCACCAACTGCCACAGCATCATATATTGCCTCCCATGCCGTTTTATCCGTTGATTTAATACTCTCCATGATTGATATGCCCATAGCCAAGGCTGCCGCCACAGGCTGACCCCAATCAAATGTGTAGCTTCCCCATGGTGTAATAATTGAGTTTGGCATTTCTCCAGCAGACTTTTTCAATGCTTCAACATTCTTTTGCGGTTCTCTTTCAGCTCTCGCATACCCCAACAACGACAACAACATACCTAACGCCATTATGCCGGTTCCTGTTATAGCTTTTGCCGAACTTTCAATCCGGGCCGCTCTGGTAGCATCTTTTTGTACGGCCATCTTGCCAAGCCCCAACAAAGAGTATTCAATAGCCCTGTTCGTAATATTAATAGGTGTTTTAACAAACGGTATAAGAGTCTCAACCACAAGACCTATCCCTGTAATCCGTTTGGTTTTATTTATTATATCTGCTATCTTTGAAGGGTCTCTAAATGTCATTTCCTGTGATCTCCTGATTGCATATTGTACCGCATCCTCTGTTACCTCTGTAAGCCCCCTCGCTTTCATAAATTGCCCCATTGAATCTATATACGCTGCCTTTATAAACCATGCATCTTGCGCTTCAAGCATTCTGTAAGAGAATTCAGAAAGTTTGTTAAGTTTATTGTTTTTGAATATCGGCTTTAGTGCCTGTAAATCGCTTAATGTACCTAACTGCCATCTTGATCCCATCATTGCTTCATTCTTGTTGAGTTCCCACGAATCCTGCGCCGTCTTTACAAGAGCTTTATCTTTCGCCCAACCTATCGCCTTTGTACGTTCTTCAATTGGCAGGCTCAATTCAATAAGCTGCGCCAATGTATCAGAACCCTTATATACCATTTTTAGCAATTGATTGCCGCCGATATTCCTCATCCATGTGCGTGTGTTTAAAAGCATTGCCATACGTCGCCACGCAACCACTTTTTCCACAGCGGAAACAGGTAGCTTGTCCGCAAATACTTGCAGTGCTTCACGGTATGCATCTTCTTTTTCCTGTCCGTCAGTAAGAGAATCATACTTTTTCATTTTCTCAATAATGGCTTGGATATCTGAATTTTCGAGTACAGGCAAATCGTACTTTAAGCGAATCAAGTCTTTAACTTTATCGTTCTGCAGAGCACCAGTGTTTATAAGTTCCATAACTCTATCTACAAAGGTTTTCTTGTTGTAGCTTTTCGGTTTGTCTTTTAGCAGTTGTTCAATAAACTTGGCATTGTATTCTTTTCTAAGCGTTTGCATTCTCTGGTATAAATAGTTCCTTAGTAAGTCTGCATCCTGCCCCTGTAAACCGCTCTTGTCAATGAAGTAGTCAACTATCGCCTTTTGGTTCACTTTTCCGGTAGTGTAATAATTCTTAGCAATTTCTGATATTTTGATATTGTTGTCTGTTAAAGCTTTTTTCAATGCATCATTAACCTTGTCAAATGCAAACGGTCGACTAAGCTTATTTTTAATCATCTCACCGATATATTTTATTTGCTGTTCGTGCGTCTTTAAGGTTGTTCGCTCAAGTCTCTTTTGTTCCCACTCCTTTTGTATTTCCTGAATCCTCGAATCAAGATAGCCACTAAACAAAGTGACATCATTACCCTTAAATCCCGCCTCATCCATAATGAAATTAACAAGGTTCTTCCTAACGTTGCTGTCCGCATTTATAAAGTCGTTTACATTGATCTTGTTCTTGCTAATGGCATCGTTTATAACCTTGTCAATTGTTTTGTTAGCGAACATACGCCTTGGTTCGTTTTCAAAGTATTTGTCAAGCAATTCAAGTTTATCGCTCTGCCCTTTATATTTTTCACCAACGATCCATTTCGCCTTTTCCCATGCATCCCTGTATACTTCTCTGTTGGCAATAGCTGCCTTGAGCAGTTCATATTTGTTCCTTAACGGTGCTTTCTGCCCCTCAATCGGGCTTTCCTGTGCAACCTTAAATAATTCGTTTACCATATCCCTGAGAATATCCGTTTGTTGAGGTTTCTTTTCTGTGATATAGTTTTCTATCCTGTTTGCAAGTAATTGCGCTGCTGATACCTCTGCATCTTGTTCGCTTGTATTTATATCTATATCAGTTTTCTTCTTACTTCTTGATTCCTGCCGTTCTTTGCTGTCTGTTTGCCCTTTTCTGCTGCTTTCGGAGTTATACGTGTAATCAGTACCATGTCCGGTAAAAAACTCGTCTACGGCGTGTTTGGTGGCATCCTTTTCAGCTTTGTCTATTCCGTCAGAAAAATCTTTTGTTTCCTGTTTTTTCTTGAATCTGTCCTTGCTTTTTTTGTCAAACTCATCTTCAACTTCATTCGCGCCACGTTGTATTAAATCTAAAACTTCTGCCGGGGTTCTCGTATATTTTGCATAGGCCTGTACGATTCTTCCTCCGAATGTACCGGCTTCTCTTGTTTTCGGGGAAAGAGCCTTGATAAGTTCATAGTCTCGTTCGTTTTCAGGCTTTGACATTTCCTCGTTCAATATCTCCATGCTAATATTCACATCGTTATAATCGAATGTTTCAGCATTGAGTATTCTGTCAATTTCACCTTTCCTGTCTGTGTTAATCCTATCGTGCGCTTCTTCCAATTGTTCAGTTTCGCTCTTAACCACATATTCAAAATCGTTTGAGTCAAGCCCTAATTCTGCCGCAATGCCTGAATTAACGAAAGTATTTGAATAGACCTTGCTAAGTTGTTTCTTTATCTTTTTTGCAAATTGTTGCAGGTTCACCTTTATTGCATCGTCTGTCTCGCTCTCTATTTCTTCAAGCATAGCTTTAAGAACCTCCGTATTGCTTGGAAGTTCTTTTTTGCCCTTAATGTAGTCTGAATATTTAACCTCAATACTATCGCCTTTTGCCATTACCGGTGCAGGTCCAACTGATGGAGCTGGAACAGTCTGCACTTCACTTTTGGGAAGAGATGCCTCTTGCACAGGTGCGTATCCGGATATTTCAGCATCGTCAACATCGGACGGTTTTATCGTTTTGTGCTGTTTGCCTTCTGTTGCTTTGCCCTCTTTTGTTTCAATGCTTCTATCCGTGGTCTCAGATACTCTGCTACTTCTTTCGATCTCTTGGGGTCTATCCCAAATAACTTGTTCAATTGTTCCCTGTTCATAATCTCCATCACCCCTTAAATAAGCATTATCCAGTATCTCAAGCTTGTTTATATCGTGACTCTCTCCAAACATATTAACTTGGTTTGGGCTGCCTAATGCTTCAATAGAATCAAATACCCTATTAAAATACTCTCTTAACTTTTTTGCGCTTCTCCTGTATTCCTCGATTGCGGATAAAATGTATTTTGACTCTTTGGAAGTATCGTCACTAAACATAGCAAATTGATTAAGATACTCGTCTATTTTGGTATTGTTAGCCTTTAGTTCGATATATTTTTCCACCGCTCCCGTTATGTCTGTTGAAAAGTCTACGTTGTAAAGAGAACCATTCCTAATGCCGTTTTTAATTTCAATAGTTCTGCTGGCAATATTTATAAGTGCATTAGTAATGTTCTTAATATTATTGTCTGTCGATTCTGCTATCCGTGCAAGAAGCTTTTCACTGCCATACGCCTTGTAAAATATTGCATTCCTTAATCGAGTTAAACCGTCTTGCGACAAATAGCCATCAGGAGTAGTATGTCTACCGGCATCACCTTTTGGTACGACGCCATCCATAAAAGCAGAAATGAATTGCCTGTTAGCTGCTGAATTTATTATACCATCGTCATTAGCTACAAACAACCCTAATATCTTGTCACTAAGCCGTGTGGAATCGGCTTTAGCTGTTTCTGTTGAACTCATAGCCACCACAGATGGTTCATTGGCTTTTTTAGTAAACTCCGCCCTGTCAACATCAGTTTGTCGCACTCTAACAAGAACAGGGTTATCTGGTAAGTTATCAGGATTGATACCAAATTTCTCTGCATTGTTTTTAAGCCACGTCGTGTATTTCCCTTTGTTACTTTTCGTAGACTTATACATTTTTTTAAGTGCTATTACTCTACCGTTCCCGCTCTCAACAATATTGTCATCCCCAATAATAGGAGCGCCGTCTGAAATCCTCGGGCTGTCACCTAGCAACTCAGGATTAATGTCATACGCCATTCTGTCAATCTGTAGCCTATATGCTGCACGTTCTCTTTCCCTGGGCTGTAATTCTTGTGGATAGTTTGAATTTTTGTTCAAGTTCGTATCATGAGAGGCAATCAGATTGTTTACGTCAACAACTGCATAAATGGCTTTGTACTCATTGTTATCGTTGTCGTATACTTTTGTTTCTTCCCCCACGTTTTCACGTTTAACCATCTCTGTGGGTTTAGCTATATCGACAAGCTTTTCTTTTCCGCTCTGAACCTGTCTATTTGCCTCTATAACGGGTTCTGCCTCTTTTGGTATAATATCTTGTCTTTCCGTTTCAACCTGCTCCACGGCTTGGATAGGTAGGGTTTCCTCCGTTTTACGCACTTCGCTCTCTGCCATCAGTTGTTGTATAGGAATATTCCCACTCTCATAATCGTAACTTCTTTGTGCCTCTCGTTCTCTTGCTTGAACATCTTTAATGTACTGCTCTTTTGCATCTTTCAGTTCCTGCAGGCGGATCATTTCTGTTTCCATCTCTTTGTCAACATCTTCTTCAAGATAGAGTTTTCTATACGAAAAATCGTCAACAATATCTTGCTGTTTTGATATAGCCTCGTCAAACGCCTGTATTGGAGATTTCTCTTGAGCAGGTTTTTCTTTAATTTTCGCTTTAACATCTGCTTTTTCTGTTGCATCAGCTAATTTCTTTTGCGCTTCCGCAAGTTCGCTTTGTGCGATCTCCAAATTAATATCCGCATATTCGCTACCAGACTTCGCCTGTGCCATTTCAACTGCACTTGCTTTTTCAGCAACGTCAATAGTCGTTTCGTACAAATCGTATTGCTCTGCGCTCATTAGTTCCCGTGCCTTTTCCTTTATCGCATCATTTATTTTATCAGCATAGTTTTGCACATCTTCAAATGTAGCGGTATCAGGGTTTAATTCAGCGATAGCATATTCACCGGTGAGTATATTTTTAGCATCTTTATTCAGTTTAGTAGCTGCGCTCTTGATGTCCTTTGATGCCCTCGCATAATTAACAGCATTAACAACATCAACAGGAGTGCCCATTATAACAGATACTAACATACCTGATATGCCAGCTTCTATAATTTCATCAAATGTTGCACCCGGGGCATTCTTGTCGTATGTAAGTTTCTTTAAAGCTGGGTCTAATACTGCGGTTAATTGCTCTTCTAATGCCTCGCCTCCCCAGTCGAATACTTTACTCGCCGCCCATTTTAAGCCTTTTCTTTTTATGCCGTCTACAAGCGAATCAGTTAAAGAATCAGCTACGCCTTTTGTGCCCGGTATACCGCCGAATAGTTTTTCTATACCCGTTTCGAGTAATCCTGAACCGATACCATACGCTAACGCCTGATTGTGTGATGCTCCCTCTGACCTTGCCTGACTATAAGAATTACCAGCTGCCTGCGCTCCCATTAGTGCAAGCCCCATTTGTGGACCTGCCGCCGCCATACCCATTCCCCCACTTGCTACATTTAAAAGCATGGTCGGAACCATAGCGGCCGCACCCTCTACGCCTGAACCTAACCGCCTGATAGCTTTTGGATGCTCTTCTCCAGCTTCTTCTAACTTCATCCTGCCCTCTGCCATCTTATCGGCAACAGCTTTTTGAATAGCTTCGCCTTTTGATATAGGCAAGTCCAGCCCCTCCGGCGTTTGTGGACTCAACATTTGTTGTGCTTGCTGCAATCCCTCAACAGGAGAATAAAAGCCTGATGCAGCTTTATTTATAAGATAGCCCGGTATAGTTGAAGGATCAGCTAAATTAACAGGGTCTACATCTGTTCGGTCAATCTTTTCAACGCCCGGAGCCTTAACGCCCTCCGCAACGTAAGGAGCATTGAAATATCTCTCAAGCGTTTGTACCTGTTGTTCCATAGGCATTTTATCGACAATCTCTTTTGGGGTTAATTCCTTTTTAGGTTCTTCTTCTCTCTTAAAAAGCCCCTTGATTTTATCTGCTATGGTTTGCGGTGTTCCGGCGGGTTTACGGCTTATAAATTCTTCCCTTGCCTTAATTTCTTCCGCTTCTGCCTTATCAGCTTTTTGTTGTATATCTGCGATATATTCCAGGTGGTCTCTTGGCGTAAGCAATGATTTCCATGGTTCTTGCTTCGGTTTTTCTTGTGTGCCTAACTTACCCCCTTTAACTGCCTTAACAGCATTCTCTAAATAAGATTCTTCTTCCGGAGACCGCTGTATTGGTTGAGGTTGGGTCTGCGTGGTTGGTTGCACTGTTGTATTTTGCAAGCTTCTGCTTGGCTGTGTGCTTACTTCTGTTGCATCTTTCGGCGTTTCGCTCTGCGGAGCTTGTACAGTCTGTTGTGTTGCAGGTTTTGAGGTAGTCTTGTACTCGGCAACCACCTTTTTCATCTTTTCATATTCAATTACTTTTTTACCCTCTCTGATTAAATCAACATTTATAGCCATAACTACACCTTCTTGTTATTAGTTATTTGTATGGAACTCTCCAAAGTAATTGGGACGGATATAGCTTGTATATTTCCTGACATCTGAATCCTTGTACCCTAACATGGTTAATACTGATGCAATTTCATCTTCGTTTAGGGTAGAATTAAAAACATAGTCTATAACTTTATATGTGGGAGTTTCATGATAACCGATGTCTTTTACATCAACGCCGCTTTCCTTTATCTCGTTTTCAAGTCTATCTTTCATCTTGCCTGCACTAGAGTAATAGTCATTTGCATCAAACAATGGTTTTTCTTCTTCCTTGCCTTTATTGGCTATGTCTGCATCAGTTTTCTTTCGTGTTGTCTCTGCGCTAAATTTCCTTGTTGCGGCTTCTTGTTTGTCAATCTCTGTACTTATCTTTTTGATATCATAATCAGCAGTCTTCGCACCAACAGGAACACCCAGCATATCTGAGACCTCTTTAGTTGCAATGCCTGACGCTTTCCATATATCCAGTGCATAATCACGCAATGCTTTTTCTGCGTCTGACCGTATCTTCATTGCTTCATTTTCAGTTTTAGCAAGTGCTAACGCCTCTTCCGCTTCTGCTCGTGCCTGTTTATACTTAGCCTCTGCATCTGCCTGAGCTGCAATCTTTGCCTCTTCTTCCTGTTTAAATATTTTGCCTTGCCTTGCAGCTTTCAAAAATGGGAGAACAGGGTCGTCGGGATTAGCTGCTTCTCTTCGGTTTATCTCCGCTTGAATGTTTTCATAGTTTGCTAATGCAAGGGTATCTGCTTCGTCTGCCAAGATGTCTCTTGCCGAACCTGTATTTTTGAGGCTTGATGTTTGCGTCCCCATGATTGCGTTAAGAGCGTCATAATCTCTATTCTGCGCCCGTTCATAATCTTGTCTTGCCTTTTCCGCATATGTCATTACTGCATCGTCAAGCTGGTCTACATACCTTTTACGTGCCGTGTCTGCAATCTGTCTGCCGATTGAACTCTCAGCAACACCGGGAATAGCAGTACCCGCATAAGCATCGGCATAGGCTTCGTTTCCAGATTGAATCGCACTTTTTTTAAACTGCTGAAATGCCGGATCTTTGGCCGGGTCGTACGATGAATAATCATATGGCTTATGGCTAACTATACTTTGAACAAATTGATCTATCTCCTTGTTATATGGGATGTTGTATTTGTTAGCGGCAACACCAAAATAATCTGATTCTTTAGGAATTTGCGCTACTTCCCCCGGTTCCGCTTTCTGTTGTGGTGACACATACCCTAATGCTTTATCTAATAAACCAGTATCACTTACAAGATTGTACCCGTACTTTGAATCCTCAGGTTGGTACGTTCCACCTATCCCATATTGTGAGCCTTGTCCTGATAAGAAAGATATCTTTTTGCTGTTTTGTGGGTTCTCAACCGTGACTTGCTTCGTGGCGTCATCATATCCCACAGTATAACCACGGTTATTCGCAACGGTTCTAAGTGCGTTATCCAAGTAGTTTACACCCGATTCAAAAGGCTGATATGCAGGCTTAGGAGGATCAGGCGCAAGTGATTTGTCAAGTAATCCTACATCGCTAACCACGTTATAGCCCCATTCAGAACCATCATCCTTTTTTGTGCCACCTATGCCGTATTCTGCACCCTGACCGGACAAAAATGATATTTTCTTTTTACTCTTTGGGTTTTCAACTGTAACCTGTTTAGTTGCATCATCATACCCAACTGTGTAGCCTTTGTCTTTCGCTATTTTCCTCAAAGCATTATCTAAATATGCCATATAATCACTCCTTGTCTGAACCGATTATAAACTCTCTTCTGATTGACAATATTTTTGCCATTCCCTTGCCAACAATCTTTAACTTAACGGATGTAGCCCGCTCAACTTTTATTGTTGTAATATGGTGTCCTAACCCCACCGTTTCGTAATGGTAGTTATCCTTTAACTCATACTGACCATTCCTGACTTTCATAAACACCTTGATCTCTGACCCTTGTTCCATTTCCGTTTCAACCTTTAGTCTCAAACTGTACGTGTTCCCAAGATAGCCGTAATTCATTTCATCAGTTTCTACAAACCATTCCACTTCTTCATTGCTGCTGCTATCATTAAATCTTAAAATCTGGTTGTTTGCGGTCAATGCGTATAAAACGCCGTTTACATTCGCAAAGTCGATTACGTTTATATCGTCCTCTTTGTACCACGGCGAATATTCAGAACCTAGCAACTCTGTATCGCAAACGTACAGCGTATACTTGATGCCATTATATAAGCTCAAATAATAGCGTCTGCCGTCCGTTCCTGCTACTCCTGAAACATATTCCTCGTCAAGCTTGTATGATATGGGTCTGGGAATCGAACCGGTATAAACATTCACCCCATCTTTAGACAACATGAATACCATGCCATTTACTTCTACAAGGCTTTTGCCGGACAGTGTTCCTCTCGAATTAGATATCAATTGAGGCATGAAATTTCGTGCATTACCATAACCCTCGTATGTAGAATTATTCGTGCAAAACAGCATATGATTTTCAAGAGGAATAAGCCCTTTATAACTGCCTCTTTCCGGTGGGAGTTCAATAAATATAGAGTCGTCATTCATCTTGGGCACTGAAAACTTAGTCCAGTCTAAGTGATTGTTGTATCGAGATACATAACACTTTGAACCTTTTATGCCCCATACCCTGTTTTCAAATACACATATCATATCCATATCTGGTACTGCGCCTTCTTCGGGATATGTGCCTGTGCTTTCCATAGTCTCAAAGGTATCGTTGTTGTAGTTATATATCTTCTTGTCCGGGAATATTATAATGTTCCCGTAAAAGTCCACTATGCTTTTTGGAACCACAGAAGAAACAGTGCCTTTACTTATTCCATCATATACAAAATTCGTGCCGTCCACCCATGCCAATTTGCCATTAGCACAAGCAAATAATGCCTTGCCACTTGACAAGGTTTTGTATACGCTCCTTGGCGGTCTTGGATAAGCACAACCGGGGAATTCAGACGACATGTTTTTCATGTCTTGCAATTCGCCCTTGCTTTTCTTTGGTTGTCTATTCAATCCGTAAAAGTTTGTTATGTCCGGTTCCTCTTGCTTTGCACTGCGATATTTTGCAGGAGAGAGTTGCAATTCCAATCACGCCTTTCTATCGCTTTATTTTTAACTAACCAGTCCATATATTCTACATATGAGTTATTAAACATGTTTATCATGTTGTTGTATGAATCATATTCCTGCCTGTGGAAATCAATCATAGCAGAAATATAGTGGACATATATCTTTTCAAAAGGTGACTCCGCTAACACTGTAGCATTTACTATGTCCGATATATCATGTGGCTCAAATGGCAGTAAAAAAGATATCGCTAACTCAACCTCAGCTGTCGGTGTTGGATAAATTTCAATTGTTTCAATATCTGTAGGTATTCCCATAACTGCCACCCCCCCGCCTCCAGGTGTGGGCACAACTCTTGAATATCCAGTTGTCTTATACTGCGAATTGCTTAGTTTGGGTATCTCTACTCCATCCATGTAAATATTCGTAACTCGATTGAAGTCTGTAGATGGAGGTAGGTCGTATTTTGAAACGCCATCCTCTGTTAATGTTGTCACCATAACTTTATATTGAAACAGTTCCGTCCATATGTTGCCGTCAACCTCATTTATCCATTGGAGCTTAGCAATTGTATCAAATGTGTTCTCCTTAAGTGCATCAACTATTTTTAAGATTTCATTCACTGTTTTTTTCATGATTCAGCACCCCTTACCTGTGTATTGGAGCTTTTATTATTCTACGCCCTGTGTTACTACTTTTTCTTAAACTTGCGCTCATTTGTTCAGTCTCAAGTATATAATCTTCCATAAAGCTTTTAGAGGAATCTAAATCGGTTCTTTCAAGTATTTTTGACGCTATATACTTGGCTATGGAATAATGATATGCAGGGCTTATTGTCGGCTTATCACTCATAGATGTTATCCTTTCGTGAGGTAGTTTTTCGTATAGAAAATAAACACCCTTGCAATCAAACATAATATTGTTCTCTCTTACAATATATCTTGTCGTGTAATAACCGTCCCCTGTCAAAACTCTTTGAATACCCATGCAACCATCTGTAAGCGAATATTCTTCTCTGATGTCGTCACACACAACCGCTCTTTTCACAACACGCTTTGCTATGTCGTGCTTATTTTCGATGTCAAATACTGCCCTATTGAAGTTGTCTAAAAAGTCTTTATCTGATATAGGTATACGGCTAAGGCTCATGGCTTCAGCTAAAATCTCCCTAACTGTCAACGGATTCCCCTCCTTTACACAAAGCGAGTAGTAAACGCTTTGGCGTCAACGGTTTCCTCCCTTGCGTGTCGATTGCAATATGTGTATATATCCTTTGTAATTTCTGTTGTTACGTTACGAGCCTTTTCTTCTTTTTCACGCTCAATCCTTGCGTTGTTAGCTTCCATTTCTGACATAATCTTTTCAATGTTTTCTACCCTGTGTTTCTGCGCCCGTTCAAGCGTCCTGCTGTCTAATTCATCAAAAGGCAAATTCAAGCACAATGTGCCATCTTCCTGTTCCCAACTATGTAATTCATATTGCTGTGTTCTTGGATTAAACATTACAAAATAACTCGGGTCTATCTCTTTAACTCTTTCAGTGATACCGTAAATATCGCCGTCAACATAAATCAGATACGGCATCATTAGATGTGCATTTTTGAAGTAAGTAATTCTCTCAAATATATCCAACATATTCCTCTCCTATTTGAAAATAGGGGAGGTTGTAAGCCTCCCCTATACTGTGTTACGTTCTATGTTTTATGTCGCTGATGTTATTCCAGACAGTTCAGCCTGTGCACCCGGTTTGTCGCATATCATTTCGCAATACTTAACGAGTACCGCTTTGTATCCAGCATAACCGGAATCCCATTTAAGTACCGCACCATCACGATCCATGAACTCCCAGTCTGCAAGCTGATGGACTTTGAGCTCGGATGTATCGAGCAGATACATTGTAGCAGCAGGCATAAATCTGTCTTGTGCCATTGGTCTGCCACTAACTGAAAGTGCTTGGAATCCACCTTTGAGGTCTAATGTGTTCACGTTTTTCTTTGTTGATTCAATGTAATCGTAATAATCAGTAAAAACAAGAGGATGCACCATTAACATGTCGATCTTGCATCCGGTCATGTTCTCTCTGTCGATAATTGCGTCAATAATCAGCTTATCCGAAAGTGCGCCTGCGTTGCTGTTCACATACGGTTTAAGCCACGGATAATCACTTTTTGACAGACCGTATATGTTCCCCGTTTGGGCAAAGACGGCTTTCAGTCCGGTCATTTCATTGCCGAACGATCCTTGCTCTACTATCGAATTTGTCGCAGCGGTTGTTACTTTAGCTGTTCCTGCAAGTACTATACTCGGGCTTTCCCCTCTATTGACTGCTAAAATCCTGCGCGCCGTTCCGTTTGTTACGTGTTCGCCGGTTGCGGTGGTTACAATGTCAACAATCATACCTTCTATAAGGTACTGAGCACTTGCCACGTTCACAGTAGCGGAATCGGCTGTTACCCCACAAGCAGTTAATACACCTGTTCCATCAAGATAAAACTGACGTGCGTATGTGAGTCTTGCGCCTTTCTTCAAGCCCTCAGTCTCAGAAGTAAGCAGGTTTACAAAAGCCGCTTTATCAGATAGCGAGGATTTCATACCCTTATCGGAGATATGAATAACGCCGCCAATGTTTTTAAGTGTCGACTCAAAGTTTACATGATAGTTGCCGCCCGCTATTGGCAATGAGCCGCTTTCTGAAAACGAACCGGTGCCGCCATTTACCCCATATGGAGCCGCCTTAACTACCTTTGCACCACCCACAATGTTACGTTCGGTCATTGCTATCTTTTGAGCAAGTGGGGTTGCTTCTATATTGAGTTGGTCGCCTAACAGTTTTTCGTAAACTGTCTTTAGGACGTTACCTGCAGTTGTTATAGTTACCATAAAATCACCCTTCCTTATCCGAAGTTGCTGTCAAATATTGCACCCGCAAGTGAGGCAGCTTCTTCAATATTCTTTGGTCTTTCTGGTGGGTTAGCAGGTGATGTGCCTCCGTTGTTGCTTATTACCTGTGGAGGTTGATTCTGCTTAATTCCCGCCATGTGTTGGTTAAGTATTTTGTTCTTTATCTCTGGATTAGCAATAATCTTCTCGATAAAGGCATTATCTTTCAGTAAATCATCCGGATTAACGCTTTGCTGAACTTGTTGCTGCTGTGGGATTTCTATACCGCCTTTAGCCCATCTGTAGCCATCTTCTAATACTGCGGTTATCCTATCAGGGCTTTTCTCGTCACCAAATTTGTTTTTGTTGATGTACTCAAATATTCCATCAAGATGCTGTTCAAAATCAGGCGCCTTTCCCGCAAAATCAGATACCGCATTAGTCCAGTTCTCCTGAACCTCACGATGCTCAACTTTGCTTATCACAGGTTCGTATTTTGTTTGCATTTCAGTTCTAACCTGTTCAGTTACTTTCTTTGTTGTGCTTTCAACAATCGTCTGTATAGCTTTCATTGGGTCTTTGTAAAATCCCTCTAGGAATTCTTCTGCGTTCACTTGTGCCGGTTCCGCTTCTACTGTTGGAATTGTCGGCTCTGCTGTTGGTACTTTCTTAAATTCCTCTATCTGCGCTAATAATTTTGCGTTCTCTTTTGTAAGGTTCGACTTATCCATGAATGTCTTTGTCAGTGTGCTTTCAAGGTTCCGGTAACTCTTGAATACTTCATCAGTGTTTTTAAATTTTCCAAGGATAAGGTTTTCGCCATCCGAAGGTTCTGTTTCCGGTTTTTCTACTTCCTGCGCCTGTACCGTTTGCGTCTGTATTTCTTGTGTAGGTTCAGTTTGCTGTGTGTGTTCTGCTGTTGGTTCAGGTTGTGCCGAATTCTCAATAACCGGTTCTATTGTTGCCGTTACATCTCCGCTGTCGAATATTGCACCTAAACGATCCTCTATTGACGGGGCTTGCCCTGATGTATCAGGAGCACCATCCGCGAATAGTTGTAGGTTTACTCTTAATGGTTGTTTCATGTGTTTTCCTCCCTATGTTATCGCCTTACGGCGGCATGGTTTGTTCAATTTGAATATAAAGCACAGGAAGGACAGAAAAGGTCAAAAAGCACTAATGCATGAAAAAACCACTCTTTTGAGTGGCTTCTTCATAGATAAATGATCACCTCGCTATTGTACTTGTGCTTGCGACGGTATGTTGCCGCTTGCCGCCATTTGTGCCAACATTGCTTGTTGCGCCTGTTGAGAAACTATACCTTTGTGCATGTTAAGGTGTTCATAAAACATTTGTGCAATTACTGGGGCTTGCGCTTTCATCTTCTCAAAGTTAATATCAAGCATATACTTTGTATGCTCTGTAATATGTAAGCCATGGTCGTCTATCTCGTCCGGCATTTCCCATATCCCCTGTGCCATGTTCTTGTTCTCACGCATAGCCCGTGACCGATGCAGATCGTCAACATTGTCAAGGTCTTCCCAGTTACCCAGCTCGAATATCTCAAGAAATTTTGAGCGAACTGTTGAATCAACATCACTCTTAAATAATCCATATTGCATTAGTTGGATTGCCATTGACTTTCTTTGTGCTGGTGTCTGTGACAATGCATCTTCTTTTTCAACAACTATATCTTCCGCTTGTAGATCATTAGCTTGCCAGTCAAATATCATAACATCGTTATTTTCGCCTACATACCTGAGCAACCTCGGGCCCTTTGCAAACTGTTTATACATTCTCAAATCTATTTTGAATGATTGGATTGCAGCGTTATTAATATTCTCAGCCGTTAGTGATAATCTATCATCTCCGGCTTCTCTAAGCTTTTCCAACGCTGCGCCAGACTCAATTCCTGACGGAACTATGCTTGCTGAAGAATAAGCCGACACACCTGAAATACGCTCAAAGTCACGCTCTAACTGTTTTATTTCTATGTCAAAGTCATTAAGGCTCCCGCCGTCTCTAAGAAACGTTGCTGCCCTTGTTCCACGTCCACGAACAAGTATTTTCCCGGGGGGTAATCCTTCTTCTTCAAGATTTTCAATGTCTACCGTGCCATCATCTTCAATGTCTAACACACCTAATGCTTTTCTGTTTAACGCCATTTGTTTCCGGTTGCGCACAAAGTTATAGGCTCTTTGGATCGGGATAAGCCTTTCAATTACTGATGTCGGCCAAAACTGTGTCGGGTTATCAACGCAAGCTTGCATAACAAATGGAAGTCCGGGCTTGCCGCTCTCGCCCACATTGTATGAAAATTCTTTTACTTCAAGCAGTTCAGTTCCTGCGGTTAATATAACAACTCCGTTCGGAAAGTCTCTACACGGTAAGCATGTATACTCTGTAACTATTTCTGAATCATCTACCATAGTTGGAACAACCTTGTATGTAGTGTTAATCATGTACTGCCCACCTGTACCAACGTTAGTTTGCTCTAATGTATAAATATCTACTTGCCTACCCTTGACATCAACGCCCCATATCTCTTTTATGTCGCTTCTTGAATATACTTTTGCATGAATAATCTCTCTAAGCGTTTCCATATGAACGTGATTACTTGGTACGAATATCTCAAAAAATGGCACAACTATTTTTTCAATATCGCCCTCATAAACTTGTGTTCCATCAATTTCCCCTATCAATCTACCAGCGTTTTGATTCCATACTTTTTTTTCAAAGCACCCGCCACAAATCTCAGCCCATGCCGTCATTTGTGCTCGTTTTTCAATCATCCTTTGTTTTTGCTCCAGCCCCTTTGCAACAAATGTACTTGCTTTTGCTGCCATAAGATCGCCGGATTCGTTTGTAGCAGGTCGCACGATAGGCACAGGTTTGACTTTCTTTAATTTTGCGATACGAGTTTCATAAATTGGCGCAATCTGGTTGTATACTTCTCGTTCCTCGAAGTCATAAAATTTCTCTATTTGGTCTATGGTTTTGGAAACAAGGTTAATGTCGCAATACTGATTCCCGTTAAGGAAATTCATATTTAAGCTCCATTGCAGTTCAATCGGTCTACGCTCCTTTTGCCACTTGTCATATTTCTTCTTGACCAATGAAACGTATTCTTCCTTGTATTGCAAGGATTGCTTTTGTTCCGTGCTCCTTGAGCTGAACACATTTTTGAAATAATCAAGGAATGCCATCCCTACCACCTGCCTTTATAACTTCCATTTATTCCGGTACTCGTTATATTTCTTCGTCATCGCACTTAGCCGCTTATCATTTTCTTTGTCGTGTTGTTTCATATGGGTGTATTCCGTCAAATCCCTTGCCATAATCCGGTTGTAAAGGTCTTTACGCTCTTTTGTATGAAATATCTGTTGTACCATGATAACGGCTAAAAGAGCGAGTATAACAATGATTAAAACGTCTTGCATGTCGCCTCCTAAGACAATTCAGCCATATCCTCTATGACTAACCTTGTTTCTCTTGTTTTCTTTATTTCTTTTCCCTCTGTGTAAGAATTTTCTGTGATAGAATCTACTCTGCACTGACAAATAACATAAACAATGTCGCCCACATTTGCGTCTTTAACAAGGTTGTTCAACTCGTTTGTTATGTATAGGCATGGCTTACTCCAATCTAAATCTACGGCAGTATTCTTCTTAGCTTCTTTCGATTTTTCGGGCTTTGTTCTTTCAGCCATTTCTACAGTCGCTTTACCCTTTTTAAGTTTCTCTATCGCCTTTTCAAATGGAGTCATGTCACTTCACCGCCTTTTTTGTGCTTGTTGACTTTGGTTTTGACTTTGCTTTTTGTGCTGCCACTTCTTTTCTCAATTCCTCAATTTGTTCTTTCAAACATTCGTGCGCTGTGGTTTTAACTTGCAACGCAGCTTTAAGTTCGTCTATTTCCTTTTGCATGTCCTCAACCTTTGCATCGTTGTTTTCCCACGTTATTGTTGAGGATTCTTTAAGCTCTACCGTTAACGGTAATGCTTTTGGCGTTACCGGTTCAAATTCCTGAACAACTTCGGGAACGCTAATCTTATCAGGGAATAACTCTATCGCTTCCTTTGCAAGTTCTATTAAGTGTTCTTCGCAATAGTTAAACCTCGTTGTCTTTGGACCGTATTCCTCACCCACAGACCACTCCCCACGCCTGCTGCATTTGTTCACGTCGCAACGTGTTTTGTACGGAAATTTCGTTATTGTAAGCATATTAATCAATCCTTTCTCTAACCTGCTTTAAAGCCACTTCGCTTTAAGTGTTTTGATAATTTCGCTTTATGTTTTTGTATTTCAGTTCTCTCAGCCTGAAACCTTTTAGATTTCTGCGAATGCCATGAAATTAATCCATAGCCAAAGCTGTCGACGTAATGGTCCAGTTCGCTATCTTCCGCATACTTCTCATAATCATCGGGGTCTCTTGCTATCTCCGCAAGTGCCTCAATAAGTTCAGGGCAATTGTCAGCTATGTATACCTTTGCCACCATCTTACCTATGTTTTCATCCTTTTTCGGTGCTAAATACTCATGTATAACAGCTTTTCTCAACTTTCTGTCTGTTATGGCTTTTATAAACCCGTGCAATCCGCCCTCTTGGTAGTAATCAATAAGCGTTTTCCCTTGTGTATCTCTAACATTGCTAAACCATGCGTCATGCCCTGCAACAATATAGCCATATTTTTCTTGCTTTTCGACAATCTGCCCATTTACAATCTCTGAATATGAGCATTTTTCAACAACACGCCTTGCTTGTTCGGTGTAAACAAACTGTGTTTTCTTGTCGTCTCTCTTTCTTGTAAAACCACGATACACATAAACCGTGCCCTGTTCGTCTACTGCATACCAATACCATGCGTAAGGGTCTGCATATCCATTGTCTACGCTGATCCATCTTCTCCAATGATTCGGTATTCCTGTCGGGAATGTTTTTGTCATGTTGATTACGTGAATTTCTCTGTCAAATTCGGGAAAAGCTGCTTCTTCGTCTATTTCCCAATTCCCGTTTAATAGCTGTTCTCTTTCTTTTAGTGGTAATTGCATTAAATTTTTAATATAGCCTGGGTCATTTTTCATTAGTGCGGTGTTATCGTATACCGATGCAGGTATAAACACTCTTGTTTCGTATAGATCATTTCCGTTCATGTCGGTTCCAAGGAAATATTTTCTAACTTTGTATGGTTCTTTTGTTCCAATTTCAAAGGTTTTCTTTAGGTATCTGTGTCCTAATCCTCCGGGGTTAGTACAAATCTTAGTTTGCTTTGGGTAATCGTTTGTGCCTCTAATTCGAGAGCGCATATATGTAATTCTGTATTCGCTAAAATGGCTGCCTTCATCAAAAAATATCCTGTCATACTCTGCTGACTGATATTTCTGAACGTCGTTATCACTTTCAAGAAATCCAAACTCAATTATTGAGCCATTATAAAAATACCATTTGTGGTTAGAAGCATCATATTGTGCAGCATCAGTAGGATATAACTGTTGAGATACCATGATAAGACTTCTCTCGAGTTCAGGGAATGTTTCACGGAGGATAAGCTGCTTACTTCCTTTGTATTCATTGGCATAATACAGTGCATCTACCAGTATGGCGTAGCTTTTACCGCCACCGGCCGCTCCACCGTACAACACAAAATCGCATTCTTGCACTTTTTTGTCATATATAAACAACCCTTGCTTATGCGATAATGTTATATTCCTCGTCTGTAATTTTTTTTGGGGAGCCGCTCCAGCTCCTTTCTTGAAGTTCTTCTTTGGTGCCATACTATCCCTCCGATTTAACAATAGAGGAATCAAAGGGCAAGAAAGGTCAAATAAAAAGGACAGGTGTTTCTCTGTCCTTAAATTATACCTTTTTGTATTAAAGGCACTGTGGGATTTGCGCTTTTCTTTATGCGTCCGGTGTCAATCTGACTACCACATTTTGAAAATAATAGAGTATAGCGTTTTTAGTTGCTACAATAGTCACGCCCACATCTTCACCGGGTCCTTTGACAGTCACTGCCTGCCCTGACATGTTTATTATTGGCAAAGTCTTATTCGCTGTTGGTCTTGCCGGCAATGTTACAGTAACCGCGCCTGTTGCACCTCCAACTATAAAGGCACTATTTTTTAACTCGTCATAAGTAACATTCCATACGACATCATCCCCCTCAAACGCATGCACCACAAAGGTATCTTGGTCATACTTTGCACCGGTTATCACAGGATTGTTTATTATCGGAGCTGACAACGTTTTGTTAGTAAATGTTTGTAATCCATCAAGCGTTACAGAATCGCCTATAACCTGAAATCCATCCTTCGCATAAACTACAGTCAATAACCCTTTTGGGATGATTTGCCCTTTACTTCCCGCCTTTAAAGTCACGTTGTAATTCGTTCCGTTTATTACAACATAGGTCTTGTAAACATCATCTGGAATAAGGAAATTTGCCGCCGCATCACTGTTTGAAAAGTGCAAAACCACAGTTGAGCTTGCAGGTAATTCAGCCTCGACTATGCCAGCATCAGCATGTCCCCTAGCATAATCATGCTCTACAGTTGCATTACCACACATAGCCTCTAAAAGATTACCCAGTTGGGCTTTCCACGTTCCTATTCCAAGCTTGTTAAGTTTAATTTTTAATATGTCAGATAATTCTTTGCTCATAAAAACCATCTCCTTACATGTATTAATTTCATCCAGTTTAAGAATACACATTCAAGAAGGCAATAAAGGTCAAATCTATTGTCCTCTACAGCTTATTTGTTTTGGCTTTGCCTGTATCTGATTTCTAATGCAGGCTTGTAAGCACAATCCTTTGCAAATACATTGTGGTCGTTTACATCTCGTATTGTGTTGCCGTGAAAACATATGTTTGTATTCAACATAAAGTGACTTTCCCGCCCGCTTCCTTTGCTCACTTTTGCCACAAGCCCTTTATTTACAAGCCCTTGAACAGTTACATGAAATCGACTTCTGTCAATGCTTAGAATGGTTGCGATTTCACTTTCGCTCATATTCTTTCCTGTTTTCGGGTGAACAATATAAGGTGATTGCCAATCTACATACGCCAACAACATACTGAATACCCCTATTTCGTACGGAGTCAGTTTTTTGCTGCTTACTATATCACGCCAGTTTGTGCGGTATAACTTCACGAAATAAGCTTTGGTGCCTCTCTCAGGTCTGCCAGGAAGTTTATCCATTTCAGCAATCCAATAGCTTTTAATAATTTCGCCTGTCTCTACATCAATTATCTCCCGGTATACCTTGCCGTTGCTGTGGTCGTGGTCTCTTATTACTACCTTTCTTTCGCTATCTCTTTTGTGCATTTGTCAACCCCCATTATATACCATTGTCAACCCTGAGTTTCTATTGTTAACCTGTTGCGCTCCGCAACTTATCCTGTTGCTCTCCGCAACAGGTCGAAAACCTCATTTTGCTTTACTGCCATAAGCGTTAGAAGTGTGTCGCCCGAAAAAACGCTTCTTGTTCTTAGGTTTTAGCGCACTGAGTAAAGTCCGAATTCCTTAAATATCTGTAAATAAGTGTTCAATATTTCTTACCATTCTCAACCGTGTCAATTCGTCCCGCTCGTCTACTATCTGCACAAACATTTCTACCGGCAAACAATAATTCTCACATTCATTGTTCCTATCACACAAGCTGCATATCTCATAAGAATGCGTATTGACAATCTTTTCTGCCTCATCAACAACGCTCAATGACGACTTTTTACCTTTGCCCTTTATAAAAAATAACATTTCAAAAACCTCCTTTTGTTCGTGTGTGCTCAGTTTAATCAATCCTTACTCTCAACAAAGTCAAATCAGCAGAACCTTTTTTGCAGATTAATTTTAAAATTCACAGCCGATTATTTTAAAAAATAGCAGCGAGAGGTACCCCCGCCCTGTTTGGTTGGGGTGGTGCTCGGGTGGGATATCTTTAGAGTTTGCTGCCACTGCAAAACACGGGTTTCGGGGGTAGCCCCCCTGCATTGGGAATCCGGAAACGGCGTGAAAACAGAGATCGGCATTGACTATCTGAAAGAAGATTGACAGAAAACGAGAGGATGCATGCTACTATAAGATGCAATCGGTAGGAGGAACAGGGGGGATTAAAGCTGGGAATCTGATTGCGCATAATACATATTATATGAAATCGTATGCGTATCCCGCTAATATCATGGCTTTGCGGATAAAGCAAAAATAGCTACACTAATATAATGTAGCTATCGTCAATTTGCACAAAAGAATTCAATCGTCTGTAACCGTTACTATATGCGACTTTGAAGGTGACTGCTCTATTTTAATATTAAGTTGGAGGTTATTTTGGTGTAAACTGATTTCCTGTCCTGGTTGATCGTTATATTTGTACGCCACTTTCCCATAAAACATAAAATAAGCTGGATTCTTCGCTTTGAATCCCTCTTGATGAAGCCATTCCTCAGCTTGCACTTTTGCCTTTTTGAGAACCGTCGACACCTGCGCCTTTGTAGTATCAATCTCATCTCTATATTCCGTAAGAGCATCTCCACAATATATTCCATTCTCATCGATGTTACTTTGATAGTCTTGTTCTGATCCTGCATCTAATAATAATTGTTCTTTCGCTTCGAGGGCTTTTTTGGAAAGTCTTTCTTCGTATTCGCCGTTTGCGTAATATTTTATTGTCGACGGCGCACAGTCGAGCGCAATTGACATCCCTTGCATGGTCGGCACTTTTCCACTAGCTTTGCACTGCTCAAAGTACTGATCTATCAGCATTTGCAGGTTTTCCACCGTGCCCCATTTCAAATCTCCCCGTTTTGCCATAATTGCCCTCAACTCCTTTATTTTCAATGGTTTTAGCGTATCACGTCTATTGGTCAAACAAAGTCAAACTATATATTTATGCAATTTGCACAATCGAACGAAATAAAGTTTGTGCAATATACCATCTTGTAATGTGCGTCTGAATGGCGTACACTATACACGTAGGACATTTGATGAGCTCCTGAGATGGAGCGAAACGGAAAAATAGAAGGAGGCTGCTGGCAATGACTAAGAGACAAAAAATGCTTGGTGTAACCGAATACGGATATGAGCGAGGAATTATAAAGGGTGAATTTTTGGCAGACAATGAAGCGTTTCTTGCCAAAGCAGCTACCATCAAAAAAGGCCAATACAAAGGAATCGACCTGATAGAACAGTGGTTTGGTTTTAGGTGTTATGCAAAATTAGCACAAGTACAACCGTTTTTGTTTGGTCTAACGGCCATAATGCCAGACCATTTTAATTACACTGATACACATGGCCTAGACTGCTTGACAGTCAGGTAAAGTCGTTTGGGCGACTATAAAAAGGCTTTTAGGCCCAAAGCGGTGCAGGATGAAAGGAGGCAATCCTGCACGTAGCGAAAATCGAAAGGGGATTTGAAAAATGAGAGAAAAAATTGAAGTTTTGAAAAAGAGGATACCACGTTTCGATGGGCTCCTTGTTTTGGGCGTAAATAACGAGGGTGAATACATCGTAAGAAACAGTTTTAGGGATTTTAACTTTACATCTTATGCACAGGCGCTAGAAAAATATGAGGCCCTACTGCCATATTAAAAGTCGAAACCGGCGTTGCCGGTCTGCTGGGTTGGCTACCGGCACTGATGAGACAGCCAAACAAGCTTGATACCTTTATCAAGTTAATAAAAATTGCTGGAGGTTTTGAAAAATGAAAAACAAAGAACATTTAAAAGAACTAACTGAATTATTAGCGGCAACTTGGAACAACAATGAAAAAATGATTAAACACTGTTTAAAAAGTAGTAAATATGTAAAAATAGGCGACAAGTTTATTGACGTATGCAGCAGCAAGCCGACAATTACAAAAACATTATATTATGATGATGAATACGAAGCTCCAGAAGTAAACTTTGAAACATTTTTAGCTTATAATGAGAAAAATATGCCTACTGAATGGGAGATTGAAGGCCGAACATGGGGCGATAGCGGAAAATTATTAATCATTCCGCAGTATAACGGAGATAAAACCAATTTTAGATTATGCGGGTTGACATACAACGAAAGCGATGGCGACAGAGCATTAGAAGTAGCGCCTGAAATGTTAGAAGTCTTCAATCAGGCAATTAGAGAAGTGCAGGAAGATTACAAGAAACGACTTGCTTCATATTGGAAAAGATACAACAAGAATATTCACGCTCACGGATATTGGGCTAACGCTTAAAGACTTTATCAGACCAAATTTTAATTCCCGGGATCCGGGAGAATGGAGGATATTATGAAAAATGATTTTTGCGTAAATACCATGGATGGTTGTATTTGGGGCAACCTTATCGACTGGGCAACAGCCAACAAGATAGCACAATCCACAAATGATGAATTTTACACAGATCCAAATAAATGCATTCGCTACGAAAAAAACATCATGGATCATAACAATAAGGTTTATGTATGGCTTAAAAATTACTCAAACGGCGATAACTTGTTTGTTGAGCTTAAATAATTGCAGATGGGCGGCTCCGGCCGTTAATGCACTGGCACCGGTCCAAAGTCCGGGCAAGGCAAAATTTAGGAGGTTTTGAAACGATGAGTAAACAGCAAAAAAATTATGCATTAGCAAAATCTATGCTTGAAACATTGGAAGCAAAGGAAGCCGAAATTGAGCAGATTTACATTAAAGAGCATGGCATTGTCAACGTGGACGGCAGCACGCCAGCTAGAATATTTATGATTGACAATGAAGCCACCTTCGACAAGGCCAATTCAGAGGTTAGCAAGCTAATTGAAGATTCCGGATTATGGGCTAAAATTTTAAAAGCTAGAGATGATTTAAAAGTAGCAGAGGACGAACTTATAAAATATGGCTTATCTATTGCTCCAAAGCACGAGCGGGAAGTTTTAACCAAGGCAGCAAAAACTAATTACACTACACGCAGAAAGATTATTGATTTAGTGTTTAAACTTGATGCAAAAACAGTTGCCGTATAGCAGAGTGATGGGGGTAAATCCCCGGTAATGCTTGGAGCCAGTCACAACTCCAGCAAAAACTAAGGAGGTTTTGAAAAAGGTGAGTAAACGAGAAATAGCATTATCGCTCTGCAGAATTGCAGGTTACCACAACGACAGCAAGGCATTTGCAAGAGTTTTTATTGAAAACAGACTAAGCATGAAGGTTGCTCAAAATGCATTTGCAGAGGGCGCAAACCAGAGAAAATCCGGGATGAAGTGCAGTTGTCGGGAATGCAGGGAGGCAGCTGGGGCGGTTTAATCCGCTCCGGGGTTTATCGGTAAAATATTTAATACGGAGGTTTTGAGGATGTTTGTAAAAAAGCCAGATATATCAGAGTGGGCAAGGGATTGTAAAACCATAGGCGAACAAATTAGACGTTACGGCTATGCAAGCAATCAAATGCCGGATGATGTTGTAAAAGACGAATGGAATAAGACCGTGAAAGCAATACAGGGCTTTGCGAATAAATACGGCATGGATTACGGCACAGCCGAGCAGATCGGCGGTATTGTTGCAGATAGCGTGGCTTTGGGTCTTGCTTTTTAAAGGTTTATCCGGACGTAAAAAGATTTATCGTGACTAACGCCGCTGCTATAGGCTATGCAATCATGGCCGCAAAAAATCTTGACCTTGACAAAGAAACCATAAAACAGATTGAAGCCGAAATGAAATATTGTATGGACACGTGGACAGAGGAACGGGCAGAAGATGTTTATAGGAGGTTTTGAAAAGTCCCGAGGTTGCCAACTTGAAAAGGTTGGGGTGGCAAAATTCCACCGGCCCGAAAGGGCTTAACGCTTATAGACTTTATTAGTCGAAAAATGTTAATATTAGGGTAGCGACCGAACGCAAAAAAAAATTGGAGGTATTGAATCATGAAAACTTATTACGTTATGAATTACAAAAACGGCAACAGAGCAATCATCGAAAAAAGCGAATACGAAAAGGAAATGAAAGAGCAGTACGGAATTGAAAATCTTGAAAACGACCATGATGAGGCAATCGTAGGCGTTGTCGAATCCGAAAAAGAACCGAACTGGGACGACTTAGAATTTGACGCAGAAACAAAAGAATACTCACTCAAAAACAGCATCAAATGGGTCGCCCAAATACACGGCGACGACAAAACTGACGAGGAAATTATTAAAATAGGCATTAAGAAAATTAAAAATGACGATTATCCCGAACTGAGATTTGATATCGTAGCCGACAACGAAGACGATGTTTCAACCGGCGGGGAAAAAACGTATACAAGCGCAATTGAGGCTATCACGCAAAGTTGGGGGAACTGGAAAACATTTGAGTGGTTGGAGGGATGATTTGAAGTAGCAGAGTGACGCCGGTTCATCCGGCGGTAATGCACAAGTCCGGTCACAAGTCCGGGCAAGCACCCTGTAAGACCTGACATTTGCAGGCAGGGGCAAGGAGGATTATCGTGGCGAAAGAAGATATTTACATCGCAAACAGAAACGTAGAAGTTTCTGGCTTTAATTTTAAGCCGGGATTTGTTGCTCTGGTAGACGAAGGTGAGAACATAGTCGCTGCTACAAGCGGTTGGAAATGCAACAGGATGATGTATGTCTACCGTCCTACTACGGACGGGGCATGGATTGGAAATTGGGAAGATGCTGAAACCTTCCCGATTGACGAAACCCTAGAGGCTATTCAGGAATTTAAAGAAGGTCAGGAACTTGAAAAGGCCCTAAATTACGCAAAAAATAAAAAATTGCATTTGTCCGATCACGACATCGAATTTACTGATGTTGTGCCGGGGAGGATGTGCAATAATGGCGGCGATTATGGGTTTTATACCCGGTATTCTCCAATCCTGGAGCATCCGGGAATTTACCGGGTTTATACGGAAACGACTTGCGATTTTGATAAATGCGGAACCGGATATGAGGGCATCCGTGCCCTGACTATTCGGGAGCATAAGAGGCTAAGAAAAGCCTCTGACGAAATAGAGACAGCCGGAAGCCTTTATTAAAGCAGAGTGACGGGCGCAAGCCCGGTAATGCGGCAGAGCTGGTCACAAGTCCCAGCCGTAAAAATTTTAGGAGGCGTGGAAAATGTATAAAGGATTAAAAAAAGAGTTTAGAAATTATTTACACTTATTAAGCCAAGGAAAGCTATTCAACAACAAATCGCTATTTGTAGGTATCTCCGCAGGAAAGCCATATGTGGAAATCCAAGAGTACGATTACGGAAATTCTTCCGGAAAAACAAGCAGGGGCGTTACGTTTTACCCCAACCCGGAAACGCACTGCATGACATCTAAATTTTTCAAGGCGTGGGACGAATACATTAAGGACGATAATAATTTCACAGCCTTAATTGATTTATTGGCGAAACAGGGCGGCATATACGTTACAATTTGGAAAAACGTAATTGATACCTACAGACCACGCTCCGGCGACAGGGAAGAATTGTTCAAGCTCCCGATACCCGTCGAGCCTGATATTAGTAAGGATTTTTTTATCGAAATGGTGCGTAATTGGCAGGCAGACAGCTCCCCAGAATACGACAACTTGAAAATTGGAGCCCCGGAAGTTGACGAAAACGGAAATTGGGTATCGATTGCAAGTGACGAAAAAACCACATACCAACTTACACATAATATTGTAGGCAATATTGTTTTAAACTACATCGGCAGTAAATAGCAGAGTGACGGGGATAATTCCCCGGTAATATGAAATATAAAAGGTGGTGTTAGATTGAATCGAATAAGCGTAACGTTAAGAAAAGATTTTGAACATCTGAAAAAAGGTAACACTCTAACAGTGATTGACGTAATGATCGATGAAAACAGGGATGTTAGTTTTTTGTGTGAAACAGAATGCTTTATGGACTGGATTGACTTAGATTACATTGAAGAAAAATATTAAATTTGAATTTTAGGAGGCATCATGGAATCATACAGAAAATTACTCGAAACAGTCCAGCGTTTTCTAAAACGCAAAGCAACCATTTCCGAGCTCAGGGCAGCAGTCCGGGAATGCGAAAAAGAAAAAGCTACCCCGACGTGATAGTTTGCGACGGCAGACATGAGGGTTTTTTCCTTGTGTTTGCCGTCTTTTTTTGTGCCTTTTTATGCTTTTGCGTCTGGTGGTGCTTGTTTGTGGCGAACAGAATAATGTGGCACGAGCAAAGCATCACGGGGGATAGTTGAGACGCTACAAACGAACGCTATAGGCGTTGAAATTGCGGTGTTACGGGGATTCGGATATTTCAAAAATGCAAAATATTGATACTGGTTATCATTACTAATGTGGCATTTTGTGACTTCATGACCACTTTTTAGACTTTCGGCAAGTGGGTTTATCAGTGGTTTTTTTAATCCCAAGGGGTTTATCAGGGCAAAATTTAATCCCCGAGGTTCAGGGAAACAAGGAAAAAAGGAGGTGACTTTGTATGCAAAAAATTATTAATTTAATCAGCCGTGCGAATGAAGAAATAGATGTCTATAGCACCGCTATAAAAGCATGTGCGGCAGATCCCGAAAATGAAGGGTTTGAAGAAAAAAGCGAAGGGGCATTTGCGGCATATTGGAACACATGCGACGAGATTGCAGACGAAATTGTTTTGCTGAGCAACGGCAAAATCGGAAAAATGACGGCTTTGAAATTAGCCTTCGGGCAGCGAAAACACATATTGAAAGTTTTAGGTTGATGTGCAAACATCCGAAGATGTTTTAAGGAGGAATATCCATTGAAGCAGTATAAAAACCATCTCAGGGGGATGAATAAATCTCCCAACACAATTAAATCTTACGTTGACGACATAAATTCGCTCAAAACCGCCATAAAAAAGCCTTTGCATCAGACCAAAGAAGCAGATATCATTGACTACTTGAACGGTCTTACAGAGGCAAACAGTACGGCTACAAGGGCAAGAAAAATCTCGTCCTTTAAATCATATTTTTCTTTTTTGCTTGCAACGGGCAAAATAAAAGAGAATCCGGCAGCAGGGCTAAAAACGCCGAAGCAAAAAAAGCGACTCCCTGCAAACTTGAACCTTGCCGAAAGTCACAAATTGCTTGATACCATATCAGGCAAACACGCAATCCGTGACAAAGCGATTGTTACACTGTTTCTTAATTGCGGGTTGCGACTTTCTGAACTGGTTAACATTAACTTAGACAATATAAAGGGCGATACTCTTACTGTTATTGGAAAAGGCAACAAGGAAAGAACGGTCTACCTGAATGATTCTTGTATCGCTGCGTTAGACCTGTATCTTAATACAAGGACTGATAATAACAAAGCTTTGTTCCTAAGCGAAAGAGGACAGCGGATCGGGAACAGAGCAGTTCAATGTCTGGTTAAAAAACATCTGTCCAGTGCAGGGCTTGATACTAGCAAGTACAGCACCCACAAGCTAAGACATACAGCAGCGACACTTATGTACAAGCACGGGAATGTTGACATTAGGGCGTTGCAAGCGATATTGGGGCACGAGAGTATTTCTACAACCGAGATTTATACCCATGTTGACAACGAACAATTAAGGGCTGCGGTTAGCCGTAACCCGTTAAATAAGGAAGGAGCAATATAAATGGCGTACGAAAGGGCGAACCGAACAGAAAGAGTCTATGTCCGGATTACCGAAAAACAAAAAGCTGCAATTCTGGCAAGGGCAAATGAAAAAGATCTTACGATATCGGAATATATCCGATATTTAGTTTTGCTTGACTTAGAAAAAAATTCATAGAAAAAGGCGGTCACAATTCGGCCGCCTTGTTTTTTTGCCCTTTTATTGTTTATTCGCATCCTGCACATCTTTAATCCTTGGTGGCTTGTCGGGATTCACCATTCTGTGCCGCTCTATGTAAAGTAGCGCATTTCGGATTGCCTCCAGCTCCTGAAACTTTTCATGCACTTCCCACAGCGCACGAAACAGCCCTGACTTGTACCATGTATCAAACGATTGATATATCTTTCTCCAGTCTCCATGTTTTTTTGGAGAGTCGCCGGAACAAAACAAATCGAGAATATCGTTTAACCTTTTCTTGGGGTTTTTGTGCGTACGTCCTGTATCGGCATGCAAGCAGTGCTGAACCTCTTGAAATAGGCTATCCGATACAATAAAGCCATTCTTTGGCACGTTTCGGCAATAGTGCCGATACTCCCTTAAGTCCTTGTTAGAGTGGTATCGTAGGCTTTGCGTTCTGCTCTTTGCTCCTGATTTTTCGGGAATTTCGTTAAAAGGGTTCTTTTTATTATCGCCCATTATTTTATTAATTCGATGCCATAATGATTGAAAAAAAGCAAAGTCCTCGTACCTATGTTTTGACAAAGCACCCCATGCACTTTGTTCTATTTTGGTTCGTTCATTCTTTATGTTTTCGTAAAACTGTTTCGGGTCAATTTTAGAAAAACCAGCTATATATTCCTCGTGATTGATAAGCATGTAGTAATTCAAACTGTCATGCTCTGCAAGACTTTGTTTCATGTCGTTTCTGATATCCGCTAAAACTTCATCCGTATTTGAGACAGCATCTCTGTATATGGTTTGCCAATATTCGACTTTATCGCCGGTATAGGGATAACCTTTAATAATGTTTATTGCTGTGCTTTTGCTTACAAAAAACTTTTCCCCTATTTGTTTAAACGTGTATTTTCCGGTCTTGTATAATGCCTTCATTTGTTCTTCTTCTCTCGGTGTAGAATATTTTTTTGTCATTCGTCCGTCCACCTCCGTTAAAACATACTTGTTTTCCCATAGTATTTCCTCACTTTCCAACTTCTCTTAGAATGGCAGATCGTCATCATCGTCGCCAACTGGCATAAACTCTCCGTTGTTAAATGTTGGTTGTGGTTGCTGAGCCGGGGCTTGGTAACTTGCCTGTTGATTAGCTTGTCCGCCTTGTTTGCTGTCAGCAAAGAAGAATGAATCGACAACAATATCTGTCGTATATACTTTCGTTCCATCATCCTTTACATAACTACCTGTCTGAATCTTGCCTTGTATGGCTATTTGCCTGCCTTTTTCAACGTATTTTCCAAGCGTTTCGGCAGTTTTACCGAATGCAATACACGATATGAAATCCGTTTGACGTTCCTCGCCTTGCTTCTTGTATGCCCTATTTACGGCTAATGTAAATTTTACAACCGCCGTGCCGCTCTGGCTATATTTGAGTTCCAAATCCTTTGTTGTCCGTCCTAAAAGTGCTACTAAATTCATAATGATTCCTCGCTTTCATAAAATTATTTATTTTTCTTTTCCACTTACTCAACTGTCGTTTCTAATTCCACCTCCACCCTCGGATTTTCTTTGTCAATGTAGAACTTATCTGTAAATCCCTCAATATCGTTCCAACCGTCATTCTTTAGAACACCCGCCTTGATAAGCCCATCCTCAATGAATTTTTTTGCAAAGGCTATGTTTGACTTATCCTTGCGCCTGTTCTTGCAATACCAATGATATGTAATCCTCACTGGCGTTTTAGCGGGCTTTAAGCGTCTTGCATAGAGTGTGACTAAACCGGTCATGTTTCGTTTTATTAGCGCAGCCTGGTATTTATTAGAGCGTTCTGCGTCAATGTAGGTATTCAAATCGGTTAGTTCGTGTGGGATAATTAGTCTCATTCGTCGCACCTCCTAAAATCATTTTAATCAGTCAATATCATCTGACAAAACATGCTGCATTTTTTCAAGATTCACAATTCTCTTCCTGACCGCATTCCAAGAACTGTAACCGTATTTTTCAGCTATTTTTTTACACGCATTCATGTCTGTTCCTAACTCTGCTATCTCGGCATTAAGTTGTTCGTTAGTCATTTTTTGGTTACTCGGCGGCTTTTTGCGCTTTAGGTATTTTACATTTTCCAGGCCGGGCTCGATCTTTTGCTCTGGTGCTTGTCCGTATTTTATACGCTCCGCTTCGGTCATTTTTCGTGTAACACAGTCGCTCGGACGCCTATCTTGTCCGGGAATGAATCGCCATATAAAGGGATCAGAATATAGCATAGTATCACCTCGCAATCTGTTGTAACGATTCCGGCCACTCTTGGATGAAATCATCACCCATCAGGTTTTTTAAACTGTTTTTCATAAAGACTGGCACACCTGCGGCCTTGCATTGCTCAACGATGCTTTCAACCCATTCCCTTTTGGGAATTACTTTCCCCCTGCGATTGCCTGTTTCAGCTCCAACGATTACCCATTTTAACCGCTTGCCCTTATCGTCACCGCCCATAAACCAATACTGTTTCCCTGTGGTAAAATCTAAATAAGCATCTACGCCATCTGGTTCTATTTTTGTGAGATTAATTTGATTATGTAACGGTTCAATAGATACGAAGCTGTTTACTGGAAGCCATTTTGCACCCATGGCTAACTTGTTTAACTGCCTTTGATCTGCGGCACTAAAACCAAACCACATATTAGGCTTTATGTTGAGCCTTTGAATCAAAAACACATCCTGAAACCGCTCTGGATTTTTTGTAAGAAATAAATACTTATGCTGTGGAGCTGCTTCACACGCCTTAAATACTTCCTCTATCCATTCATCCGGTATAAAATCCCCGAATAAATCGCCCATAGACACCACGAATATCTTTGATGGCTTTTTAACCTGCTGCGGCTCGCTTAAGCGGTACTTATGGAATGTTGGGTCAAAGCCAAACGGATAAGGCGCTTTATGCCCACGGTCAACATCGTAAATGGGCTCCGTCAAATCATGTATTACACCCGTTTCTTCCGTACACCATTGACATTCCTCGCCTACACATTCGTTGTAATGTGTTTCGCTTGCGCCGCCAAACCTATTTGCTATCTTCCTTGCATAGCAATATTCGCAACCATGCAAGCAACCAGTAACCGGGTTAAACGTATAGTCTACATACTCTATTTTTGTTTTATTCATAAATTACCCCTCCAATCTTTCCGATTCTTTAAAGAAAAAATCTTTATATGGCTTTTCGTATAGCCTGCCAATTTCTTCATTGTAGGCATATGCAACCTTTTGACGATATACCCCAAAGGTAATATATCCGCAATCAAAACCTGTTTCATCCGTTAATCCTTTTGCCGTTGCCGTTAACCCCATATCAATTCCCCTCCTTTAGCTGCTTTTCAACATAATCCGCAATCTGGGCGGTCACAGTCGATACAGGCTTCTAAAGTTTTAATGCCCGTTGCTGTTTTTAATTCCTTTCGACTAAATTACTTTGCAGCATTTTCATGATATCAGGATCGTAGTCTCCATCTTCATAATCTACGTGATTACTTAATACTGATAGCCATGTTGCCATTTCTTCTATGCTCATAGTTTTAAATTTCTCAAATAAGGTATTTTTCTTTATCTCTTTGAGACTCATGCCCATTCTGTCGGTTCTGTCACAAATCCCATTACTGTTAGCATTTTCTATTAAATCCCTTGCTTTTTTAAGTGTGTATTCAAGCTGCTTAATCTCCCGCTGTTGGGCTTCGATCTGTTCCTCTAATTTAATCCTGCGCTTGTCAGATTCTAAAAGCTGCTCGTATTGCTCTTTTTCGCATGCATTCCAATTTCTGATACTGATATTTTCATCCCTAAGCCGTTCTATCTCCTGCTTGAGTTTTGACATTGGGTGCTTCGAACAGTGCTCAATATGCTCTTTAAGCACATCAGCCATAGCAACCGGCGTATCATTTTCCATTCCATACCTATGGCCACAATACACACAATTCACATACATTCCGGATTGCAGATCATTAACCCATCGCTGTAGCCTGTCTATCTCCTGCTGTTGGGCTTCAATAATGTCTGCGGCATCAAAGAGTAATTCCCTTTTGCAATCGTCGGTATTTTCGCAATACGGACACCCTATACGCTCGCTTATACACTCTGTTGTTTCTCCGCACAATCTCAACGCTTTTACAATTTCATCAAATTTCATTCTTCCTCGCCTCCTAAGTCCAGACGCTTGCTTTCTTCAAGTAGCAGTTCCCTTGCCGTCAATAATGCTCTTTGTGCCTTGTTCTTGTGCCCGGAATACCACGCCGGATGTTCTTTTTTTATTTTCTTATGTCGCTTGATTTCATTACTTGCTCTGTCTATTAAAGATATTATTGTGTTAAATTCTTTCATAGCTCATCGCCTATCCTTTCCATGGTTCTGATGAGCAATCGCAATTCTTGCAGTCACCATTACATTCATTTTCACCATCTGTAATCTCAACCACATCATCACACCAGCATCCGTATTTATCGCAAAATAGCCCATATGGATAATATCTGCATCTTGCCGCATCTTCCAACTGTTTCTTTGTCAACATATCCTCATTCCTCCTTTACTCCTAAAATCTCTGCCAATGTACTTGTATTCCTGCGGTAGCCCTCTATCACAACATCATTCGTGAAAACGTCTGTCGCTGTGAATGTGTATATTATTCCTCTTTTGTTGCGAATTGCCGTAAGGAATCCCGAAACAAACTCAACTTTTCCTACCCGCCACTTCCTCACACTTTTTTTGTCTATTCTTACTTTGCTACGGCTCAACTCTCCGTATTTTACAGTTTGTCCGACTTTCAATATTCTGTTTAGCGGTATCGGGCTTCTTCGTATTTGTATCTCTTTTTCCGCACTTGCATATTCTCTGCGCAATACTATCCCGCCTTTCGTTCTCTGGCATTTATACTTCTTTGACTATGGGATTGATCTTCTTGGAGTTGATTAATCATTACGTTATCGTTGTCTTTGTAGGTTGCGTATATTTCCATTAGTTCGCTGCATAATGCCGGTAAGCTTGATAGGCTCAAATCTAACCTGCCATTGCTTCGGGTTATTATTGTCATTTCGCCCTGCAGTACCGCATATGCAAGCCCAACGAATTCTTCACTGTCGATAACTATGTAATCATGGCTTATTTTGGTTAGCATGTCTCTTGTATTTGCACTGCTCATATTTGACCTCCAAACATTGATAGTTGTGCTTTTATTGCCTCCAATCGTTCTTTTGCCGCCTTATAGTAGTCCTTGTCAATCTCAAACCCTATGTAATCAAATCCGTAATTGTGACAAGCTATAAGGCTTGATGCACTTCCAACGTGGGTATCAAGGATTCTGTCGCCTTGCTTAGCATAGTTAGCAAACAACCATTCGTATAGCTTCACCGGCTTTTGTGTGGGATGAATGCGGATTTCTTTATTTTTCATATCGCCCTGCAGCATTCCAGCCCATGTAAATGTAAACTGTCTTACCGCACTTTTGAATGATGTCCACGCTAGCTCGCAATCCGCAAAATCATTTTCTCCGTTATTTTTGTCCCATACAATCCAACAACTGCTATCTATCGGAACACGGCTTATAAAATGGTTTGCGCCCCATATGATTTGATTTTTACTAACTCTAAAAAGCTCATCGAAATACTCAACCGGCGGCGGCTCTTTATCATGACCTGAAAACGGCTTATAGTCTTTCGCTCTTGCTAGTTTTGTTCTTGTGTGGTTTTTCTCGCCGCTTTCACCTATCCCATACGGCGGGTCGCAAATACATAAATCCACGTATTTGTCAGGCATGGTTTTCATATACTCCATGCAGTCGCCGTTGATGAATAAATGTGGGTTTTGCAGGTTTGCCCAATCTATATTTTGAAACATAATCTGTCCCCTTCGTTTTGATTTTGCATTTGACACCCCATAGTATGTGCGTTATAATATCTATGAGGTGATATTATGCGTTTAAGTAACGAATTACAAATTGGAAAAGCTGGCGAATATCTTGCCTGCGCCGACCTTGTTATGAAAGGGCTTGTTGCTTTCCCAAGTGAGCAAGGCTTGCCGTATGATGTTTTAGTTGATACAGGGAAACGCTTGCTGAGGGTTCAAGTAAAAACCACAACCGCACCGAGGGTCATTCCGCAAAGAGCGAAGGATAGTTATGCATATATTTTCAATGTCAAGCGTTGCGGTAAAAATGGCACACAGCGTTACGAGGGCGGCGAGATTGATATATTCTCCCTTGTTTGCCTTGATACACGCCAAGTCGGATACTTGCTCAACGGTGACATGCCTGAAACTCTTAACCTTCGGGTTGATTCCCTTCGTGGTACATACTATGACGAAAAGGGCATACAAAATTATGAAAAGGCTGTCGAGTTGAGTAAAACAATATCCAATCAATCTGAAATAGCTCGGCAAATGAATATGCATGTTTCGCAAGTCAACCGTATGCTTATGCCGGGATATGTTCCATTTCAAACAAATGCTCGGTATTTTTCTGACATTATACGGGATGCCGAATGGTTTGATAGCATATAGATCTACAATAGCCAACTCAAAATATTTGTCCGGGAATTGTTTCATACCCTCCATGCAGTCCATGTTGTATAATCGGTTGAGCTCAAGCATTTCATCCCTCCTAAAATCGTTTTTAAGCCATTTTATTTATGAATAACGTAATTTATCGTTTATGCCACAAAGTCGTCTAATTTTTGATGTTGGAGTGAAAATTATTGATTTAATAGCTTGTCCGACCCGAACCCGTTTAGCGTTTCATCGTCTGATACTTCAACACCTATTTTTTCAAATTCATTCAAGAACCCGTTTAATTGCTCAATTAGCTTTTTATACTCAGGCACCCATTTTTCACGTTCCTCAGTTGGTATGTGGCTATTGTCAATGTATTCAACGCCAGCTTTATAGCGTTTTATAAGTTTGTTGTAATGCGTTTTTAATTCATTTAAAAGTGTTTCTTTGTCGCTCATGACCTACCTCCTAAAACGGGCACTCATCTTCATCTTCCGGCGGCTCCCAGGCATCACCACGTGTCATTTCTTCCTCTGCCTTTTCGCCCAATAGCCGCTTAATGACGTCTTTTGGAAAAAATCTGTCGATTATGTGTTTGTCACGCCGGTAAATCTCTTTGAAGTCGTCATAATACATGAGAATCGCCCCTTTCTCTCCGGAGGACTTCCGCAATTCCCTCCAGCACATATTCAGGGCATGGAACCGCAACGCTATTGCCTAATGCTTTGTACTGTGCACTATCGCTTGTAGGATTTTTAAGCCATCTTAAAATCCTTTTATCGGTTCTTGGCTTTACTTCTTCGGAATCTTCGGCTTGTGTCTTATCCCACGTAAACCAAACATCTCGCCAGAATTCTAATTCTTCTTTTGTTACTTCTGTTTGCCCCGGTATGTCTGTCCATCCATCCGGGAAACCTTGAAGTCTTTCGCATTCTAAAGGGGTTAATCTCCGGACTGAATAACGCTGCGAAACCATAGGACCGGAATGTGTTGCAGAGGATCCACTACTAGCTGTAAGAGAACAAGCCTTATCTCCTGTTGTTTTGTGGTTATAGGCATCAACCCCCACAACTAAATCGGTTGCATCTTTATATTGTCGCCTTGATTGAGTGCTTGCTTTATCTGTTTCTTTAAACTCGTCTGAGCGTTGGAATGAAAAAGTTGCCACATTCCCCGGCATATTAGTTTCAAGTGTTGCTGCCGATTCTTCCTGATACTGAATACTTCCGGTTACGCTTTTGTAACCGTTAAATCCTGTACATACCGTTGGAATGTTTCCGTGCATTTCTGCTCTCAAAGTACCCACCACGTTCTCGGATACATCCATTTGTGAGCCACCTTGGTCGTTCAGCACTTGCACTAAAGGTGTATCCGCACACCCTTTATGAAACTTACTGCTAACTGTCGGCGACACTTCAACCGGACCAGTTATTCGGCTATCCATCGGATGAGATTCATATAGTTTTTGCACTATCGCCATACCACCCTGATTACATGCCGGACTTCCACCGTTTAAGTCTAATGTTCTGCTTGTTATAGCTTCGTATATGCCCGAATGAGGATTGCTTGACTTCATGCCCTCTGAATTATACGCACCTATTCCATATGCTTTTGTTGCTACTGCGTGGCGGTCTGTTGTGTTCAAAGTGAATGATACATCTTCATTTATTCCGTCACCTTGAGGACCGTTTTTATCTTTTCTGCCTATCATGGAACCTTGGATTGAATATGTTTTATTAACTACAAACGGTTGATTGTTCCCGCCCATTCCAAATGTTGCACTAACTATTGGCGATACTTCCAATGGACCTACATATCTTGTATCTTGGCTGTGGTTTTCAAACAAATATTGCTTTGCCTCTCCAGCGCTTCTTTCAGCATCGGCGGCAACTCTTTCCCTCTCTTCTCCGCTCTCCGCAATATGCCTGCGCAAGCCTTGGCGCTTAAAAAGTACTTCGGGTGCGGATTGTCCTCCAAAATCTGCGACAAGGAAGATTCTACGGCGTCTTTGGGGGACTCCCCAAAATTGGGCGTCAATGGTTCGCCAGGCAATGCTGTAACCATCTCCCATGACGCAACCGCATTTATTCCATTTTCCTTTAGGAGGCATAGGTATTGACACTGTATCGTCTTTAATTCGGCAGACTTCTTCGATAACTGCTTTGAAATCTTCGCCCTTGTTGCTGCTAAATGCTCCTGGTACGTTTTCCCAGACGGCATATCTTGGTCGAATATGCTTATTTGATCCTTCATGTTTACTTCTCATCTCCTTTATAACTCGTACTGCCTCCATGAATAACCCTGATCGTTCCCCTGCTAACCCTGCTCTTTTGCCTGCTACACTTAAATCTTGACACGGACTGCCGAATGTAACTATATCCACCGGTTCAATGTTTGTCCCGTCTATTTTTGTAATGTCGCCAAGGTGTTTCATATCCGGTATTCTCGTCTTTGTTACCGCTATTGGAAACGGTTCTATTTCCGAACTCCATATCGTTTTTATTCCGCATCTGCTTGCTGCTAAAACGAACCCACCGATCCCATCAAACAAGCTGCCTAATGTAATTCCCATGTTTTCACCCCATCCTGTGGTTTAATTCCTTGCCCTTGAAAACAATTACCCTGCCTTTGCACATTTCCGCTATCCTTGACCCCGTTGCTTCGTCCAAACTAATCATTGCTTCTATGTCACGCTCTCCCGAAACCAAAATTGGTAGCTCTGCAAGGTATCTATGGTTTATAATTTCAAACATGATTCTCATTTCTGATTCATTCGCCCTGCCTTGGTTGGTTGCGCCTTTATAAATATCATCTATCAGCAGCACGTTGCACCGCTTATATTTATCAATCTCGCTTTGGTACATGTATTCATCAGTAATGAGCTGTTTGAGGTATGTAATAATTTCCCTGTACTGCATGTACCGTACACCTATGCCTTGTTTCAACAAAGCATTTGCTATTGCAATCGTTAAATGGCTTTTCCCTGCCCCGACTTGTCCTAAAAATGCCGTTGAATTATTGCGACTATTGCGAATATGTTCAAAGTTTTTTATATACTCAACGGCCATGTTTCTTGCAAGGCTCTGTTGTTCATTTTTTGGTTTATACCCGTTAACTGTCTTTCCCCTGAATGCTCCTGATATCCCGCTTAACTCAAGTAACTTTTTACACCTTTTCGCTTCACGGCAGCTGCAAGGTTTAAATGTATTAGTTTCTGGATTGTGTGTGAATTCCGTGTCTTTGCATAGCTCACACTCATATGTCTTCGGGGATGTCGTCATGGCATCCGGATTTCGGCTGGTAATATAATTTTGAGTAGTCATAATCCTGTTTATTGTTTTCTGTATTTGATCCATTCTGACCCTCCTTCTTATTTTTGTGTTTTAGATAATTAAGCCATTTTGAGCCATCATCCAAAAACCGTTTATATCCTTCCTTGCGTGTCAAAAACTCATGAATGCCCCATTTGTAGCTGCAATATTCATAGCTGGGATCGTGATAGGCTTCTGCATAATGGTTCATTGTTTTTAGTATTTCTTCTTGAGTTGATTCCTTGAAAACCTTGTCAATGTCTTTTTTGAATTCGTCTGTTAGCTTTTTGTGAACGATAATGTTTTTTGAATTCCAGTGGTCGAAAACTATATTATATATATCATTCTTATCATTCTTGTTATCATTCTTGTTTATATTGTCGGGGTTCGTTGAGCGTTCATTGTTGCTTGCATCATTGCTCTCATCATTGCTCTCGTAATTTTTAGGGTCTTGGTAAAAGCTATAATTCTCTACCTTTGCAAACATTCCGTGCGTTGCTTTCGTTGTTGTTATCATCGTTGCGTTCATCGTTGCTTTCATCGTTGCTCTCGTAGAGGTGTTTCTCATCCAGTCTAAAATCTGAAATATCTGGTCTTTTGTAGGCTTTACGGTCCTGTACCCGATCTTCCATTGGCAGTCTCTTATAATGTCAGAGATTTTAAAGAATAAATATCCTCTGTCAAGGTTTTTATACTGTTGGTGCTGTGCCCTGCATAGCAGGTATATCCAAACTTTTAAATATAAAGGCGGCTTTCCCCATATTTCACTTTCAATGATTTTGCGGGATAAGAGAATATAACCGCCTTTAATTTTTTTGTTAGCCATCATACCATCTTCCTTTTATGCTTTTTATGCCTTTTCCTGTGGCACACCTCGCAAAGAGTGACACCATTACTTGTTTCAACCCTCAATTTTGGATAGTTTTTATAACTTTTAATGTGGTGTGCGTTCAATTTTCCCCCAACTTGTCCACATTCTTGGCAGGTGTAACAGTCCCTTTTAAAT